AGACATATGCAATTTAAACAATATACAGGTCTGTAATGCTATCTGATACACTTAAAAAAGTAATTGCTGATTCTTATGTGCTGTATTTTAAAGCACATAGCTTTCATTGGAATGTAGAAGGCTCTGACTTTGCTCAGTACCATGATTTTTTAGGCAATTTTTACGAAGACGTTTACGGTGCAATAGATTCTTATGCCGAGCTAGTAAGAACATTAGATCAATACGCACCTACATCCTTATCAAGGTTATTAAGTCTTTCTAGTCTTTCTGAAATGTCCAGTATACCAGATGCCAAGGGTATGTTAACAGAACTTAAAAGAGACAATGATATGTTTCTAGCAGTACTAGTAGCTGCTTACGATGAAGCCGAAAAAGCTTCTGAGTTCGGTATTTCTAATTTCTTACAAGATAGAATACAAGCGCATGAAAAACATGCTTGGATGTTAAGGGCCATTACCAAATGATTACAGACTTACAGCTTCAGCACGAGCTTCTAAAAACTGCTTTAGAAGCAACAGATAACTATCTAACAGTAGAAAAGAAAGCGGTAGCAGCAGGAAAAGCTAATGACGACATGGTCCATGACTTTTCGTTCTATATGTCAGCTGCTCACGATGCATTACAGTCGCTGGGTGTTTTAGATCAGCATCAAGAGTACATGAAGACACACGTCGATACGATGCTTAAGCTTTTAGGTCATAGAGACTCTACAATTGGTGATTTACCTTATGCGCATGTACCTAAGGCTGATATCGAAGATGTATCTGAACAAAATGTATGGGATAAACCATCCCCTGTAAAGAAGCATGAAAAATTATCTTCTCAAGCTAAAGCAAAAGCTAAAGCAAGAGCCAAAGCAGCCGGTCGCCCCTATCCCAATATGGTGGACAATATCTGGGCTGCTCGTAACGAAGATGCACGAGTGCCTTCTTTCTCGTCATTCATCACAGAAGAAAAAGTAGAAGACACTATTCCAGAAGATGAAATCGACTCCATGGTCGAGCATACAACCTGGGAAGACATCTATGATCTTTACCCTGAAGAAGATTTAATTCATGAAGATGTAATGGTAGAGGCCTTATCTGCTCAAGCTAGATTAAAGAAGCGCCAAGCATTTGCAAGAAATAGAAGCAGAAGAAACATTGCTAAGGGTCTTAAATTAGCTCGTGCTTCTTCTCCAGAAATTTTAAAGAAGCGCGCAGTTGCTGCTGCACGTAGAGCTTTATACAAGCGTCTATTAAGAGGTAGAGACAAAGCTACTCTTTCAGCTTCAGAAAAGAATAGAATCGAGCAGCAAGTTTCTAAGATGAAGAGCATTCAACAAACCATTGTTAACAAAATGCTACCCAAGGTTCGTTCTATTGAACAAAGTAGATTAGCTCATAAGAGAGGTGCCAAGTGAAGACATTTAAACAAGTACGTGAACAAGCTTGCTGTGATGATTGCTTAGATGAGCTAATTGAAGAAACTTTTATTTCCGATGGCTCAGAACAATACGAAGATTGGGGTGAGCTAGAAGAAGAGAACGAAGGTAAAAAATTAAACAAGCCTTTTCTTACACCTGGTGGTCCTAAAAAGAGAGCCGTCTATGTAAAGAATGAAAAAGGTAATGTTGTAAAAGTTAGTTTTGGTGATCCCAACTTATCCATTAAGAGGGATAACCCTGAAAGAAGAAGGAGCTTTAGAGCTCGTCATAATTGTGATAATCCAGGACCTAAAACGAAAGCTAGATATTGGAGCTGTAAGTACTGGTCCTCAACTCCAGTATCTAAACTAGACTAAGGAAAATAAATGAAAGAACTAGAAAAAGCAGTCCTGGCTGTGATGCTAGGTAAAAAAGAAGAACAAGTTGATGAGGCTAAAAAGCCCTTACATCCAAATCAACAAAAACTTGACGTTCATGAGCCTGAGAAAGACGAGCTAACTTCTAAAGACTTTGAAATGTTACGAGCTGGTAAAAAGGCTAAGATGAAAGAAGAAGTGAAGGTTCTTCCAGACGATCAGGAAGAAATGGATGATGAAGAAGACGACGAGGAAGAAAACGACGAGGAAGAAAAAAATAAAAAGAAGCATATGAAAGAAATGTCCAAGTCAATGGCATATGCTACCGGTACTAAAAAAGCTATGCAAATGACTGGCGACAAGCCTCCTCTTGAAAAGGCTACTATTAAAAAAGGTCATGAAATTGCCAAAGCAATGCTTAGAAAAGAAGATGTTGAGCTTGAAGAAGCTAATACAGAAACAAAAAAAGAATTTCAAGCAAGACAAGAACGACTGGCAGCTTCACATGCTGAAACACAAAAAAATCCAGATAGATTAGCCAGAATGATGAAGATACCTGGATATTCTGCTGCTATGGCTCTGGCTAAGAAAACTACACAAAAAGAAGAAGTTGAGCGGGTCGAGAGCTTTGAAGATTACGACGAGCTAGTAGAAAGCAAGCCTTTTGAATTCAGCGTAGAAGAATACTACACATTCGGTGACTATCTAACCACCGCTAAGAAGCTGGTAGGTGAAGAGCAAGCAGTTGAGCTAGCAAATAATTCATACAACAGCAAGTCTACAGACCTCTTCTTAGAAGCTTTTGGCCGCGATGATATTGAAAAGAAAGTTAAGATGCATATGAACGCCGGTCACCAAGTCTCGACGCCTAAATATAGTACAAAGGGTGGCGAATTCCATGCCGAGTATGTTGTAACAGACAAGGAATCGGGCATTCGTCGTAAATATATACATCACGGTAGTAGCCGCAAAGTGGAAAACATGGGCGCTGCCGGTAAGAGAGACTAAGGAGAACTAAATGTCTTCATGGGGCTATACCGATAACGTTGCCGTAGCTGGTACCGTTTCTGCCTACACACAAAATGTGAATGTAGTAGGCTCATCTACATTTTTCGTTGGTAATGTTAACGAAGGCGATTATCTAACTATTTCTGGTAGAAAGTATCAAGTTGCCAACGTTACAACCAACACTGCACTTACACTAACCAACGTAGCTGCTGCTAACATTGCTGGTGCTACCGCCTACCTGCAGCAAGGTCCTAAGTTCCTTGCTAACATTGTTCAAATGGGCGGTGGTAATACCGATCGCCAGAACAACGTAGCTACTATTCAGAACGTTTACGGTGTTGATCTGTCTGAAATGCAGACCAAGCAAGCTATGTCAACCACATTAACAGATGCTGGTGCTGGTTATACTGCTGCTGCAAGATCAAATACCGTCGCTACAATTGCAACAACTGGTGCTTCACAACCCACCATTAATGCAACAGCTACCGTATTCTTCTCTGGTACAACAGTAGCTAACGTAACTATTACCAACCCTGGTACAGGCTATACCGCAGCTGCTCAGGCTAACACAACACTAGTTATTTCTACAACTGGTGCTACACAGCCTACAACCAATGCTACTGCAACTATTAATTATACTTCTAGCACAGAGTCTTCCAATGCAGCTCATACTGGTTGGAATACTTACATAACTTATGTAGATGCACACGGTCAGGTACGTGAGAAGAACGAAGTACTGGTTGCAATGTCTAAGAACTTTACTGCTGGTACCGCTGGCGATGCTTCTGACGATACCATCTTCCCAGATAGTTAATTTAAATGGCTGATAGTAAAGTAAGTGAACTGACAACCGCTACCTCCGTTGGGGGTAGCGATCTACTTTATGTTGTACAATCTAATACCAGTAAAAAGGTAACGGCTGCAACGCTTTTTGCTAATGCAGCCAATGTTACCTTAAAGGGTACTGTAAATTTGGACACCTCGGTTCAGATTTTAGCATCCCCTGGTATTATCGATGTATCAAAGCTTGTAACCCATCTTGCATGTGACGCTACAGGCGGTACAATTAGCATCCCTGCCGGTACTACTAATCAAGTAAAGGTTCTTGCTATGATTAGTAATTCCGGGGGTACCATGACTATTAGATCTAATGTTGCTAACAGCGCTAACGTTGTATTTAATAATGTAGGTGACACAGCTACTATGCTCTATACAAACAATAGATGGTTTGTTATCGGGGGTACAGCAAGCCTAACTTAAAATGAATCTTGAATTGACTGAAGATAATTTTGTTTTTTATGCTATTAAACATTATGATAACCCTGCCTGTAAAGGTATGGGAGAATTTCACGATGATTTAAAAAGATTTAGGTACCTTAAACGACTGCTTAAAAAGTATAAAGCAGGTAAAGAGCTTAAAGAGCGTTTAATCTTAAATCATTTAGTTGTAATCTATAATTTATTCGGTATTGATGCTGCCACTAAGATGTTGTTTTTTAAGATAGAAGAAAAACACTGGCCGCAATTAAAATCATTTTTACAATTTTTAAATTTCTTACCAGTAGGTCCTGTTTTTTTGAACGGTAGACTTATAGAGACTTTCGAGATAACACCAGACGAGCAAGTACTGATAGCGCTAGGAAAAATGTAATGGGTCGTTTTGTAGATTCACTAATAGCTTACCGCATCTTAAGAATGCTGGTTACTCCCTTTGAGGAGACCGATGCCTTTCGTCTAGGTATTATTGATGCGAAAGGTAAAGAAATAAAGAAGATGGCTTCTCTTAACACCGTTGAAGAAAGAGACGCGTACAGTATTTTACATAGAATGATTTTTAGAATTAAAAAAATTATTGAAAAGGTTCCTGTAGAGAACAAGAGACTAGTTTCGTTTGCAGCGGCATTGTCCTTAATTAAAGAGCATTATCAAAACAATAAAGAACCTTTAGATTTAGAAATGCAATACTTAAATAGACTAAATACTAATCTTAACGAAGAACTAGAATTTATAGAACAATACGAAAAGAAAATTTTTACTTTTAAACAATTCGTAGAAGAAGCTCCAGCTAATAATGCCGCTGCAACCCCAGGTATTGATGGATTCACCCCTGAAACCTTAGGTGTACCGAAAGGTAAACAACCTAAACTTTTGAGAAGAAAGAAAATTTATGCTTAAACAATTCTTTGATAAAATTTTTAAGATTAAGCCTGTCGCTCAACCTGAGCCTGTTAAGGCTGCCGAGCCTCCTGCACCTGCTCCAGCAGTTGTAACAGTTACGGTAGAGTCTAAGACTGAAACCGCAAAGACAGAGCCAATTAATATTTCTCTGACTTCAGATACTATTACATTCCCTGCTGCCAGCACTGTAACCGTAGCTGAAAGCTCACCTGCTGTAATAACAGCTGCGCCTAAAAAAGGCGGTAAGGGCAGACCAAAAAATACTAAGTCTGTTCCAGCAAAGCCCGCTAGCAAGGGCACCAGAAAGAAGAAGTAATGGTAGAAAAGAGTGTTGATACAGGCACCCGTATTTCTGTACTCGAGAGTCAAGTTGAAAATATCAACACAAACTTAGACAAACTCGAGAACAAAGTGGAAACCAATTACGCAACACTTCATCATAGAATCAGTGAATTACGGGACGATCTGCATAAGGACATTGAGTCCAAAAATCAGCGAGTAATTGATAAGCTGGAAGAGCAGGGTAATGCTGCCTCGGAGCAGCATAAAATTATTGCTGAAAAGATTTCTTCTATTGAAAACTGGCGTTGGTTTTTGGTAGGAGCCTCGGTCGTTATAGGTTACTTCCTAGCGCACGTAAAACTGGAAAACCTGCTGTAGATAGTAACACAGTTTTCCAGTATAATAAAGCCTCTTAATGGGGCTTTTTTTATGTCTGTTTTTCTTGATACTAAGTACTTACTTTTGATAGGGGGTAGGTTACCTCTCTTCAAAAAGAAGAAAGATAACACCTATAACTGTAGGTGTGTTATCTGTGGTGACTCTCAAAAGAATCGACGCAAAGCTCGTGGTTACTTTTTCATCTATAAAACCGATTTACGCTATAAGTGCTATAACTGCGACATATCGTTGAGTTTTGGTAACTTTCTAAAGCAGCAAGACGGTAATCTATACTCTCAGTATGCGCTAGAAAAGTATGCTGAAGGTCACACCAGAACATCCAATACTTTACCAGATCTAAAATTCGAGCAACCCACCTTTAAGTCTAAAGAAGAAAGATTGCTAGATTACTTACTGGTAAGGTTAGATCAAATTGAGGAGCCAACTAACGAGGCGTTAGTATTTTGCGAACAGAGAAAAATACCTAAAGAAAAGTTCAAACAGCTCTATTTTATTTCTAACATTAAAGATATTGTACAACTAAATGACAAATACAAAGAAAGTATCAAAGGGGAAGAGCCTAGATTGGTATTACCGTTTTATGACGACAACGGTCAACTATCTGGAGTTACCTGTCGAGCGCTTCGTGGCGAGGCGCTGCGGTACATTACAGTCAAGGTCAAAGAAGATACGCCGCTCATCTTCGGTATCAATGATATAGATAAATCGAAACCTGTTTACGTTGTCGAAGGTCCGATCGATAGTTTGTTTTTAGATAACTGTATTGCCGCAGGGGGAACTTCATTTAAGAAAGCCTCTAGCATCAGTACAAATTTAGTCTATATATTCGACAATCAGCCTCGTAATAAAGAGGTGTGTAAAATTATTGAGCGAAATATTAATAGCGGTCACACTGTTGTAATCTGGCCTCAAACGCTGCTAGAAAAAGATATTAACGACATGGTTCTTGCAGGAAAAGATGTTAAAAAGATAATTAAAGAAAATACATTTAGCGGACTCACAGCAATGGCAAAATTTATTTCATGGAAGAGAGTATGAAAGTAAAACTAATTAGTTATTCCGAACCCTCAGGAGATATGCTTGACGAATTTAAAAGTGCACCCGATCTTCTGGACTTGGTCGCATACTGCGCGCGTGTCTCCAATCCGTCCAATCAGCTCAATTCAGAAACATCCGAAAAACTCATACGATACCTCATCAAACACCAGCACTGGTCGCCCTTGGAAATGGTCTCAGCCTGTATTGAAATCGAAACAACTAGAGACATTGCCAGACAAATCCTTAGACACAGAAGTTTTTCCTTTCAAGAATTCAGCCAGCGATATGCTGACCCTGTTAAAGAACTCTCGTTTGTTTTTAGAGAAGCAAGGCTACAAGACACCAAAAATAGACAGAACAGTATAGAGATTGATATTACCAATGACGAGCATAGACAAATAGCATACCAATGGGAAATAGCTCAACTAGAGCTTGTCAAGAAAGTAGAAGAGCTATATACTTGGGCAGTCAGCAAGGGAATTGCTAAAGAGCAAGCTCGTGCCATTCTACCAGAAGGGTTGACTGTTTCTCGACTGTATATGAATGGTACACTTAGATCCTGGATTCACTATATACAGCTGAGATCTGCAAACGGTACGCAAAAAGAACACGCTGATATTGCAAAAGAAATTGCTAGCGTGATCGCTAAAATTTTCCCTATGACCCAGGAATTTGTAACTCAATAATATAAATACATTCATGTGGTTACTTAGTCTTTTACCTTCTTGGTTTGCGTATATGCTTGTTGCTATAGGTGCGCTCGCACTATTGGCAAGCATGTTCTTGACCCGAATACCTGCCGTAGCTATCTATAATACGATCTTAAAGATTGGTGGGGTAGTTCTTATGGCCGTTGGTCTCTACATGGCTGGTATTGCTGCTAATGAAGCCAAGTGGCAAGACCGTATTAAAGAGATGGAAGAGCAGGTTAAGGTAGCTGAGCAAAAAGCTAAAGAAGCAAACGAGACTGTTCGTACTGAAGTTGTAGAAAAAACTAAAGTAGTGAAAGAAAAAGGAGACGCCGTTATTCAGTATGTAGATAGAGTTGTGAAAGGTGATACCCAGGTCATTGAAAAGAATATGTCAGAGCAAGAAAAAGCTGAGTTCAAGAAAAAAATAGAAGAGCTTGAAAAAGCCAAGACAGCTTGTCCAACGGTTCCTCAGCTAATTATTGATATGCATAACGATGCCGCTACACCGCCGGCAAAAGGTAAGACGAAATGAAAGTATTGATTGGTTTGATATTTACATTAATGCTTTCTGGCTGCGCTATGTTTAAACAATTAGTTCCTGTTAAGCCGCCGCCCTTTCCTGAACCCATTAAAGAGTTAACTACCCCTTGCCCAGATCTTAAAACCATTGAAGGTAATCAGGTAGCTATTATTGATTTATTGAAAGTAGTAGTAGAAAATTACACTATGTATTATCATTGTAGCCTAAAGAATGAGGGTTGGAATGATTGGTATAAATCACAAAAAGAAATTTACGAGAAGGTTTTAAGAAAATGAAACTGATCATCCCTATCGTACTAGGTGCGATCTTACTTACGGGTTGCGCTTCCACTAAAGACCAAATGTATTACGATGCAGCTAAAGCTATCAGCAAAGATAGCACAGTATCTCAAACTGCGTGTTGGGCTGCTATTGCGGAAATTGCCAAGGGCGGTGATAATGGTGCCAAGGTTGGTGCTGTTGCTCTTGCAGAAAGATGCAAAAACGAAACTGTTAAAATTGTACCCCCAGCTAGAAATTGGCTAGGTCTGTGATCTAAAATTTAACCCGGAGTATCTATGACCCCAGAAACTGTTCATGGGATTGTGGTAGACTTTTCTCGGGATTCTTTGTTTGATGAGCTAGGCATCAAACGCTTGCAAGAATCTTATATGAAAGAAGATGAAAAGTCACCGCAGGAGAGATTTGCTTATGTATCGAAAGCGTTTGGGTCGAACCCAGAACACGCGCAAAGGCTTTACGAGTATTCTAGTAGACATTGGTTGTCTTATTCTACCCCCATTCTTTCTTTTGGTAGGAGTGCTAGGGGTCTTCCTATTAGCTGTTTTCTTCCCTATCTGGACGATTCTGCAGAAGGGCTGGTCGATACTCTTTCAGAAGTAAATTGGTTATCAATGCTGGGGGGTGGAGTTGGAATCGGTGTTGGAATTAGATCTACAGACGATAAGAGTGTTGGGGTTATGCCTCATCTTCGTACTTACGATGCTAGTAGCTTGGCTTATCGCCAAGGTCGTACCAGACGAGGTTCTTATGCTGCTTACCTTGATATCAGTCATCCAGATATTTTGCTTTTTCTGGATATGAGAAAGCCTACGGGCGACCCTAATATGCGTGCTCTTAATTTGCATCACGGTATTAATATTACCGATGACTTCATGCAGATTATCGAGAAGTGCATGGTCGATCCTAAAGCTGATGATACATGGGAATTAAAAGACCCACATAACGGTGAGGTAAGAGAAACCATCTCTGCAAAAGAATTGTGGCAGCGTATTCTCGAACTTAGAATGCAAACAGGTGAACCTTACTTGCACTTTATCGATACGAGTAATAAGCAAATGCCTGAGTTTCAAAAGAAGCTGGGTCTGAAGATTCGTCAGAGTAATCTATGTAGTGAAATTATTCTACCCACGGATAAAAAGCGTACTGCTGTCTGCTGCCTGTCATCGGTTAACTTAGAGTATTTCGATGAATGGAAAAACGATAAGCTATTTCTTCGTGACGTAGCTGAGATGCTTGATAATGTTCTACAATACTTTATTGATAATGCTCCTAGCAGTATATCGAGGGCCAAATATTCTGCTAACCGGGAAAGGTCTATTGGTATCGGTGCTCTCGGTTTTCATGCCTACCTTCAAAAGAATCAGGTCCCATTCGAATCAGCAATGGCGGTTGGTAGAAACCGTCAAATGTTTAAACACCTTCGTGAAAAATTAGATGAAGCAAATATTGAGCTAGGCACCGAACGCGGTGAAGCCCCTGACGCTAAAAATACTGGCCGTAGATTTTCGCACATGATGGCGATTGCACCTAACGCCAGTTCTAGTATTATTATGGGTAATACTAGCCCTTCTATCGAGCCTTACCGCGCTAACGCCTATCGCCAAGATACTTTATCAGGTGCGCATCTTAACAAGAATAAGTGGTTAGAGAGTATCATTAAAGATCATTGTAATCAGGATCCCAAACTTGACTACAATGAGATCTGGTCCAGTATTATTGCTAATGACGGTAGTGTACAGCACCTAGAATTTCTTAACGAATGGGTACGTGATGTGTTTAAGACCTCTATGGAGATTGACCAGCGCTGGATTATCCAACATGCTGCTGATCGCCAGGAGTTCATTGATCAAGCTCAAAGCGTAAATCTTTTCTTTAGACCAGACTCAAACGTAAAGTACATTCATGCTGTGCATTTTATGGCTTGGAAACAAGGCCTTAAAACGCTGTACTATTGCCGGAGTGAAAAGATTGCCAAGGCCGATAAAGTTGCTAAGCGCATTGAACGGGAAGTCATCAAAGAGCTCGATATGAAAGCACTTGTAGAAGGCGATACCTGTTTAGCTTGCGAAGGATAAAAAGGAAAAATGATTAAAAAAACTACTCATAGACTAACAGACGAAAGAAGCCATTTTAAGCCGTTTGCATTTCCCTGGGCATACGATGCCTGGCTTAAGCATGAGCAAAGTCATTGGCTTCATACTGAAGTACCTATGCTTGAGGATGTTAAGGACTGGAAAAATAAACTTAGTGAAAACGAAAAGAAATTCTTAACTCACATTTTTAGATTTTTTACACAGGGGGATATTGACGTAGCTGGTGGTTACGTTAAAAACTACTTACCCTACTTCCCTCAACCAGAAGTAAGAATGATGTTGTTAGGTTTTGCCGCCCGGGAAGCACTTCATATAGCGGCTTATTCTCATCTAATTGAGACGCTAGGTATGCCTGATACTACCTATAATGAGTTTTTAGAATATCAAGAGATGAGAGATAAGCATGATTATGTGCTCAATATAAGCTCTAAAAACGGTACCATAGAATCTACCGCCACTCACATTGCAGTGTTCTCTGCCTTCACAGAAGGTATGCAGTTGTTTAGTTCTTTTATTATGTTGTTAAACTTTCCACGTCGTGGGAAAATGAAAGGTATGGGTCAGATAGTTACCTGGTCGATTGTTGATGAAACGCAACATACAGAAAATATGATTAAACTCTTCAAAGAGTACATCAAAGAGAACCCGGAGATCTGGAATGACGAGCTTAAGGGAAAGCTGTATTCAATTGCTGAACAAATGGTTGTACTCGAAGATCGGTTTATTGATCTGGCATTCGCTATGGGTCCTATGGATGGCCTGGACGCTAGTGACGTTAAACAGTATATCCGTTATATTACTGATCGTCGCCTTATTTCTCTTGGTCTCAAAGGTATCATGAAGGTTAAAAAGAATCCACTACCCTGGGTAGAAGAGATGATCAATGCCCCTACACATACTAATTTCTTTGAGAATCGTGCGACAGATTATGCTAAGGGATCGCTTTCTGGGGACTGGTCAGACGTCTGGGGTAAAGCCGCTTAATAATGAAACTTAAACATATTAGAGCACATATGCAGGTAGCTGAGGTCTACGCTCAGCTATCAACAGCTAACCGATTAAAGGTTGGGGCTATTGTCGTAAAAGACAACAGAGTAATAAGTATTGGCTATAACGGTACACCAGCCGGGTGGGATAATACATGTGAGGAAATGGTTGTGCATTCTCATGGTTTTGATTCTCGAACAAAGCCAGAAGTAATTCACGCTGAAGCCAACGCTATTTCCAAATTAGCTAGAACCCATGACTCAGGCGATAGTGCAACTATGTTTATTACCCATTCTCCGTGCATAGAGTGCGCAAAGTTGATTTACAACGCTGGTATAAAAAACGTTTTTTACAAAGAACCATATCGTAATAATGACGGAGTTGACTTTTTAAAAAAATGCGGAATAGAGGTAACCGAGTATGCAGAAGCAGTATCAGTGTGACAGCTGTGACGCTGAGTTTAAAATTAAGCATGCTTTAGACGATCATTACTATGAGGTTATGTTTTGTCCTTTCTGCGGTTCTGACATAGAAGAAGAGGAAGAGGACGAAAACGAAGATTATGAATGATTGGTTATATAATGGTGAAGTGTATCTTGAACCTGGAGAATATTATGGCTTTGTCTACATCATCACGAATTTGCTATCTGGTCGCCAGTACATCGGCAAGAAGTTTTTTTGGTCAATCAAACGAAAACAGGTCAACAAAGTACGAAAACGGTACAAAGTTGAATCAGACTGGAAAGATTACTGGTCATCTTCTGAAGAGCTCAAAGAAGACGTGCTCTCTCTTGGCACCGAAAATTTCAAACGCGAAATAATTCATCTTTGTAAATCTAAAGGTACTACCAACTATTTCGAAGCTAAAGAGCAGTTTCTTCGTAGCGTCTTGGAAAATAAAGACGGGTGGTATAATACTTGGATTTCAGTAAAAGTAAACCGATCCCATATTAAGTTGTAACTTGCAGTTACGTTTTGTTTAGGTTATAATATGTCAAGAGGTGAATATGAGAACTTTATATAAAGAATGGGATAACGCAGAACGTAAGATGTTTCGCGAATGGCTTCGAAGCCACCTGGAATATGGTGAAGTAACAGTGGTGTTCGTTAAAAAAGACGAAACGGTACGTACTATGGTGTGCACAACCAACACTGAAATGGCTACACCTTACGAAAAGAAGACCGAGCGTAGCGTTAATACGGAAGAGGTTTGTTTTGTCTATGATGTAGAGAAGCAAGGCTGGCGCTCGTTTCGTTACGACACACTTACTGAAGTGAGGTTAACAATTGGTAAAGACTAAAGTATCGGAACCCAGGGTTGATCCAAATAATTATAATGTAACTCTTTCTAACGCCTTTACGTGGTACAACTATGAAAAGGATAAGAAAGATGCCAAGGCATATCTTAAAGAATATATCGGGCTACATTTTACCAAGCAGGACGTAAAAACGTTTGAACGCGTAGATGATAGTCAAATTATTCTGACCTACGGGTGGATATCTCGTCTTCTGCTTAATGGCGCAGTTGAACTAAGAGAAAACGAACATATCAAGTTTACCAATTATCTTCAGTCTCTACTAGATACATCCGATAAAGTAGAAGATGAGCCGGAAGAAGAAGTAAAGGCCGAGCGACCCTCAGTTCGTGAGAACATGGAGGAAAAAATTCGCGAATATTGTGGTGAGCTGGAAGCAGCAATTGATACTGTACTTAAAGACGGTAGCGATTTTGATCTCTATAAAGATCTACAGGCTCGGACTATCCCCGTTCAGTACGTCCCTTATCTTGATACATTTGTAAAGAAGCGAGCTGGTGAATTCATTTTTGTTTATGAAAACTTTAACGATGATCAAATTAAAGAAGGATATTCTAACCTGGGTAAGCGTAAAGTAACCCATATTATTAAAACGCTTAGTCATTGGCTAGAAGATCTCGAGCGTTACGGACAATTTAAAAAGGCTAATCGTAAGCCTAGACCTAAAAAGATTAAACCACCCACAGTGCAGGTTGCCAAGCTTAAGTATCTTAAAGAGTCTGAAGAGCTTAAGATTAAATCCGTTAATCCAACTGAAATGGTCGGTGCTTCTCAAGTCTGGATTTATAATGTAAAGTATAAGAAGCTGGCCGCCTATCGATGCGATTCTTCAACAGGTATTCAAGTCAAGGGTACAACGTTGCAGAATTACGACCCTGATCAGTGCGAGCAAAGAACCCTGCGTAAGCCTCAAGAAACACTTAAGAAAGTAATTGACGCTGGTAAGGTGCAGCTTCGCAAGCTACTCTCAGAACTTACTACTAAAGAATCTACTGTTAACGGGCGAATCAACGAAGATTGTCTGATTGTAAGAGTTATTAAATGATTGTAATTGATTATTCCCAGACGGTTATTTCTAACCTAATGGCTGAAATTGGTAGTAGAACAGATGTTGAGATTGACGTAAATCTGCTACGTCATATGGTTATTAATACCATTAGAAGTCATAAGGTAAAATTCGGCAGGGAATACGGTGAGGTTGTTATTGCATGCGATAGTAAAAAATACTGGCGTAAAAAAGTATTTCCCAACTACAAAGCCAATAGAAAAAAAGCTAGAGAAGACTCAGGATTTAATTGGCCGTCTATTTTCGATGCTATTAACCTTATTAAGGAAGAGCTTAAAGCTGTATTCCCATATAGGGTTATTGAAGTAGAAGGAGCTGAAGCTGATGATGTAATTGCTGCT